GAAATGTTTCTTGATTCAGCAGCGAAGCGTTCTAGTGTAGTTTCTCTTGCTAAAATGCTTGGATATGTTCCTCGTTCAGCAAGCTGCGCGAAATCAACGATTGACCTTCGTATTGTTAATCCTTCATCAACACCGACAGTTACAACTTTACCTTCATATCAACCATTTACTACAACAGTAGATGGACAAACATATACCTTTTATAATCAAGGCGATTATACAACATCGAATGGACCAAATGGTTATGTGTTTTCTGGAGTAACTTTAATTGAAGGAACTCCACTGTCATATAGTTATACTGTCACTGATGGCGCAAGGTTCATTATCCCAAATAATAATGTTGATTTAACAACAGTCCGTGTTACTGTTCAAGATTCAGCTAGTATGGGTAATTTTACAAACTACAGTTACGCTAGTAATATTCTAACAGCACTTGATTCAGCAAGTAAAGTTTTCTTTGTTAAAGAAATTGAAGGAAACTTATTTGAAATATATTTTGGCGACGGAACTCTTGGCGCACAATTAGTAAATGGTAATGTTGTTAACATTGATTATTTTGTTTCAAGTTTAAATGCGCCAAATGGTGCTCGTTTGTTTAACTACACTGGTATTTCTTTACTTGGTGGTTCTGCGAATGTGTCAACAAAAGTAATAGCAACTGGTGGTGGAACACCAGAAGATGTTGAGAGTATTCGTTATAATGCTCCAAGATCTTACGCTGCACAAAATCGTGCTGTAACACCAGACGATTATAAGGCATTAATTTTAAGTGGTTTTGCTCAAGCAAGATCAGTTTCTGTTTGGGGCGGTGAAGTAAATTATCCAGCTGTGTATGGTAAAGTTTATATTTGTATTCTTCCAACTGATGCTGATAAATTAACAACTCTACAAAAGACATATATCTTAAATCAGATTTTGTCTAAGAGAAATATGGTTTCTGTTACACCAGAAATTTTAGATCCAGAATATATTAATATCGCATTAAATGTGACAGCATACTATAATCCAACTATAACAAAAAAAACACCAAATCAGTTACAGCAAATTGTAACTGATACGATCGTAAACTATAATGAGTCTGATTTGAAAAGGTTTGATGGTGTTTTTAGACAATCTAAACTTTCTCGTTTAATAGACACATCAGATGTTTCTATTGTTAACAGTAATATTACAGTTTTGCTAAGAAGAAAACTTATTGTTAAATACAACACTTCTGCTCAGTATGTTTTAAATATTATTAACCCATTATATGCTTCTGGTCAAGCTGATGGTAGTATCTACTCAACTGGATTCTTTGTAAAGGGTAGTACTGATGTTCACTATATTGATGATGATGGTTTGGGATCAATTCGTCTTTACACATTAGATAATAACTTCCAAAAGATTATTGTTGATCCAGCAATTGGTTCAGTTAATTACGATGCTGGATATTTACAAATTAGTAATCTGTATATTACTGCTTTGGCAGATGTTGATTTTGAAATTTCAATGAAACCAAGATCTAACGATGTCGTTTCAGCATTACATCAAGTTGCTGAACTTGGTTTAGATCACTTAACTGTTAATATGATTGCTGACCAAACTGCATCTGGAGATTTGAGTGCAGGCTTCAACTATACATTTACTGACTTAAGACCAGCATAATATGCGTATCTCTTCACCATCTTTAATCCCAACACAGGTTCCTGAATTTGTTAGAGGAGATTATCCAACATTCGTTGCCTTTATTGAGGCATATTATGAGTATTTGGACAACAGTGGTGTTGATCTTACATCGCTAAGAGATCTAGACACAACACTAGACGATTTTATTAAATATTTTAAAAATGAGTTGGCAATTAATATGCCAGCAAATTTACAAGTTGATGATAGATTTTTACTTGAAAATATTAAAAATCATTATCTTGCAAAAGGCAGTGAACAATCATTTAAGTTGTTGTTCAAACTTTTATATAATAAAAATGTCCAAGTAAAATATCCTGGAACTCAGATGCTTCGCGCATCTGATGGTAGATGGCAACAAGATGTATCGTTGTTTATTAAAGTTTCAACAGGAACACCTGATTTAATTGAGGGTAAGTTGGTTGATGTTATCAAACCAAATACAACCTTTAAAGTTCTTGTAGATCGTCGTCAATATGTTGAAATTGAAGTTGATCGTGTTGTCCAATTAAGCGACAATACATATGAAATTTTTATTGATAGAAAATTTTATGGAAATATTGAAGTTGGTGATGTAATTCGATACCAAACAATATTTGCTGGAACTATTGTAGCAACTACATCAAAAATTTCTATTATTGATGGTGGGTCTGGTTTTAAAGCTGGACAACTTTTTGAAATTAAAAATGGTTCTGGTGTTAGATCTATTGTTAAAGTTACTCGTGTTTCTACTTCCCAATATACTGGTGATACTACAGCTGGTAAAATTCTTGCTTGTGAATTTATTAAATTTGGTATTGGATATGCAACAGATTTTACAATATCTGTAAATGCTTCGCAAGATTATTTTTCAACATCTGTTTCTCCACTACTGTCTTCTGTTCTGGTTAATGGAACGAATGTTACAGTTACTGAAACAACAAATGGTAATGCTGAACAGGGTTATATTAGTAAGGCAGATTATGCTTATACATTTGGTAGTGGTGCAACAGCAACAGCAACACTTTCTGGAAGCGGTGTAGGTTCTGTCACAGTAAATACTGGTGGGACAAATTATGGTAATGTTGTTACTGCTACTTTTTCGCCTGCTCCAACAGGTGGAATAACAGCAACTGGATCCGTAACAGTTTCTGGTGGAGTTGTTACAGGAGTTACAGTTGTTAATGCTGGATCTGGATACACTACAGCACCAACTGTCACACTTACTGCAATAGATCAGCAGTTTTATATGGATGGAACATATGCTGGACAAACTCTTGGCACATTTACAACACAAGCAATTAGTCAAGTTGTTTCTTCAGTAAGTAAAACACAAGCGATTTTAAAAATTCAATTGGGTTCTCTTGCAAATTATCCAGGTTATTACACATCTAATGCAGGTTTTTTGAGTGACTCTATTTTTATTCAAGATAGTAAGTATTATCAAGCGTTCTCTTATGTTTTACAAATTGATGAGAGACTTTCTTCCTATAAAACAGCAGTAAGAACAATGGTTCATCCTGCAGGAACAGCATTGTTTGGTGAGTATCAAATATCTAATGAATTTAATATTTCAACTGCTTTACAATCTCTCATTAGAATTCTGTCATTGAATTTAAAAGACTCAATTTCTATGGTTGATACTGCAGATGTCGCTGGATTAATTAAAGATATTTCTAAAGCATTGACTGAATCAGTGTTAATGTCAGAATCGCAAATTTTTGACATAACAAAATCTTTAACAGATTCTATTAGCACTCCAAGCGACTTAACATCGTTATTAACTGGTAAATCTTTATCAGACTCAATTACCACACCAACTGATTCTACAGTTAATCTTATCGGTAAAGCATTAAACGATTCAATAACAACCCCAACCGATATATCAATTACATTCGAGATTGGAACAGGATTAGCTGATTCAATTACAACACCAACAGATTCAACTTCTAAATCTGTGACTAAATATCTTACAGATGCGACTACTAGCGAAACCGATGAAGGTTATGTAGCAAAGAATCCTTATAGTGAGGGTGGCTATTTTGCTGTTACCCCCATTTATTACAACAATGAAGTTGTGCAAACATTCTAATTGCCACTCATTATTTTTAACTCACAGGAGATATCCTTAAAATGAATATTCAAGAAAATCTAAAACCAACTGGGATGGTTACTATATCCCACTTCAATTCTGAAGGCGAACTTCTCAATAAATTTGAAGTTCCTAATTTAGTAGTTACTTCTGGTAAAAACTATATTGCTTCAAGAATTAAAGATACAACAAAAGCTGCCATGACACATATGGCTATTGGTACTTCTTCAACTGCTGCTTCTTCAAATGATAGTACTTTAGTTGCAGAAGGTGGTCGTTATACACTTTCAGCAACAACTGTTTCAACAAATACAGTTACTTATACTGCTACTTTCGCAGCTGGTCTTGGAACTTCTACATCTCCTGGAGTTCAAGAGGCAGGTATTTTTAATGCTTCTTCTGGTGGCGATATGCTTTGCCGCACAGTATTCCCATCAGTTGCTAAAGCAGCTGGCGATTCAATCGCAATTACTTGGGTTGTAACAGTATCTTAATTTTCGGATAAAACATGGCGACTTCATCTTCCCTTATCAAATCACTTTTACACAAAACCATTGCGGAGGGTGTGTACAAGGAGATTTTGTCAAACGCATCAAGATATTATTACTTTTTGGGTAAGACACTAGCGTGGACAGATGAAACTTCGCCACCGTATCCAATTGACGATCTAAGATATGAGAGAGACACTCGTAATAATATTATTACATTAAAACAAATCCAACAAAACGATGTTGCATTTATTGTTCCACGAATTGATTGGACATATGGTAATGTATATGATATATACGATGATCAATATTCAACTCAAGTTCTTGGTGTAAATATTAAAGCAGGTGGAGGAAATTATCTTTCTGTTCCAACAGTAACAATTGATCCACCAGATTTAGCTGGCGGAGTTCAAGCAACTGCTTATGCGTCAACTTATAATAATGAAGTTGTTGCAGTAACTATGACCAATTTTGGATCTGGTTATACAAACCCACCTGTCGTTACTTTTACTGATCCTTCTGGTACTGGTGCAGGAGCTGTTGGTGTTGGAGTTATTGGTGTTTCTTCTACTGGAAAATTTTCAATTGAAGAAGCACAATTTTATGTTATGACAGATGAGTATAATGTATACAAATGTCTAGACAATAACAATGGAGCGAAGTCAACAACAAAACCTATTGGAACTCAAGTTCTTCCAATTTCTTTGTCTGATGGTTATGTTTGGAAATATATGTTTAATGTGCCATTGGCATTAAGAACAAAGTTTTTAAACGATCAATATTTCCCTGTTGTTACTGCATTAAGTCAACAATTTTATTCTAATGGTGGTATAGAAGCAATAAAAATTGACAGTCGTGGAACAGGATATTCTGCCATGACACTAACTGTTGATGGTGATGGTTATTTGGCCAATGATCCAGTTTATCTTGGTAGTAATTCAATTACAACAGGTGGTTATGGTTATGTTGATGGAGACACGATTTCAATCGCAGCACCCTACACAGTTACAAGTACTTGGACAGCAAGTACGAATGTGTATCTTGGTAATTTAATTGGAACTTCAACAGGTAAAATTTATAAAGTTGCTCAAGCTGGAACAACAGGGGTTTCTGAGCCAGCATTTAGAAACGAAACAGTTTCTGATGGTACTGCTGCTTTGACATTTATTGGAGAGGGCGCAAAAGCATATCCTTCCTTCAATTCTTTTACTGTTGCTTCTACTATTGCTATTGCTGATACTGCTGGTGGATTTACTTGCGGAGCTTCTTCTCTTGCTGTTGGAGATATTATTAAGATTACTGGAACAAAAGGTGGAACAGCTACCTTTACTGGATATACAACAGGAAACTTATATAAAGTATCTGCTGTAACTGGAACATCTCCTAGCGTTACTGGGTTCACACTAACAACTACAACTGGAACTGCTCTTGTTACAACTGCTGGAACATTAACAGGATTAACATTTACCGCTGGTGCAATTACTGCAGTAAATACATTGGGTGGTGTTAGAGAAGTAAACTTAACTGCTTATGGATCTGGTTACACAACAAATCCAACAATCAGTTTCACTGCACCTACGAAAACATTTGATGGTAGTATAGTAAATACTACATCTGAAGTTATTACTATTGGTTCACACTGGTTTTCTACTGGCGATAAAGTAACTTACTCTAATGGTGGTGGAACAACTATTCCTGGATTAGTAAACAATACAATTTATTATGTAATTAAATCTTCATCTACTGCTGTTAAATTGGCATCTACTTATGCAAACGCAATTGCTGGAACAGCAATTAATTTAACAGGAACAGGTGTTGGGTCTTCGCATACATTGTCAAATGCTCTAGATTTACCTTCAGCAGCTGCAGTTATTTCTCCGACAGGTGTTGTTCAAAGAATTAGAATTTTAGATTCTGGTGCTAATTATCCAACTGTTCCTACAGTAACAATAGGAACTGCTTGGACAGCCTCAACTGCTGTAACTTTGGGTCAACAGTATTCAGTTGGAACAAAATTATATACTGTAACAACAGCGGGAACTACTGGATCTTCTTCTCCAACATCTAGCACTCTTGGTCAAATTGTTACCTCAGGCACTGCAGCACT